GACGACGACTAGGCGCGTGATATAGTGGCGGGCATGGGAGAACCCACAGCCCGTCACGCGGCTATCCGGGAGAAACTGCGTTGGCTCGACCCCAACCCGAACCTGCCCGAGCATCTACGCCGTGTATCCACCCGGTTCTATGACCTGGCGTTGGAACTACTGGACGACATCACCGAGGACGACCCGCAGTTGACCCTCGCGTTGCAGCATCTGATCGACGCGAAGGACTGCGCCGTTCGCGCCAGGCTTGCCCAGGACGACCCGCCCGATGAGCCGGTACGGCGCGACCGGGTCCACCCTGCCGCACCCGCCTAGTGGGTGGCGGTCCAGAACCCGAACACGGCGATCACCAGGAATACGATCGCGAAGATCGCTGTACGCTGATCGACCCCGCCCTTCCGCTCCGACTCCATCGCGGTCATCCGGGTGGACAGTTCGGTGATCCGGGTGGACAGGTTGTTGTTGACCTCGTCGATCCGTAGGCGGGTCTGGTTGTACAACAGGTCGACCCGCTCGAGGGTGGCGAACCGTGCGATCAGGTCGGTCAGCTGGGCCCGGAACTCGTTGACCGCCTCGAACCGATTGTTGTTCGCGATCTCCGCCTTGTCGATCGCCTTCTCGGTTGCCTTCTCGGCCTTCTCGATCGCCTTCTCGGTCGCCTCGAGCGCGAGTTTCACCTTGTCGGCTTGCGAGTCGATCAACGTCCGGTAGGTGACGAACTTCGCGTCGGTCAGATCCCGGCCACGGTTCTCGGATCGTTCCAGTTCGTCGTGCAGCAGCGCGATCTGGTCCTGCAGGCTGACGATCTGCTCCGCCAGTTGGGCCAGTTGGGCGGCGGCGAGGACTGTCAGGTTGTTGACGCCGCCGGTGCGGTGCCGGCCGGCGCGGTATCTTCTCCTGCTGGTCGCGACCGGTGTGCTCACCGCCTGCTCCTAGGGTCAGTCCCGGGTCCAGGTCGATTCGGGCGGGCGTTGCGGCATCTGCCCCAGGTTCGCCAACCCGTGCTGGACGATGTATCGGCGCAGATCTTCTGACGCGTGCCGCAGCGCTGTCCAGTTGTCCGGCCGGTCCATCACCACATCGGCGAGCCGGTTGATCAGATCCTCCAGCCCCTGGTCGTCCTCCAGGATCGGCTCGCGGGCGCCGGTCATCTCGGCGATCTCGCCCTGGTGTTGGAACAGCCCGTTCTGGACATCCTCCGCCAGGACGAACAGATCGTCGACATAGGTCGTGATCACCTGACGCTTCGAGGCGTTCATCTCCTCGGCCTGCTGCCGCCGGACCATGTCCTCAAGCTCCTGGTCGGCGTTGTACCCCGGCGGGCGGTAGACACCCTCCCGGTCCCGCTCGTAGCGCTCGGTCGCGGCGCGGCGGATCGCCTCCCCCAGGTCCTCGTTCGATGCATCCGCCGGCAGCCCGTACGGACGGCGAGCCTCAACCAGATCCGGCCCCGGGTCGGCCTGCGCCGGTTCGCCTCGCCGCCGGCCGATCGCCTCGGAGATCTTCTGCGCCCACCGGGACAGCATCCCCCCGGCGCCGCTCGCCTCCCGGAACCGCCCATCATCCCACCTGGGGTGGTCGCTTTCGTGCCAACGTCGCACCATAGACACCATTGTACGTGTTACTCTGGACACGACAGACCCGATCGAGATGACCGGGAGCCGAGATGGCCAGGAGCACCGCCAGCGGGAACCCCAACGGGGTACGCCGAAGCAACAACAACCAGGAACTGCAGGTCCGCCGGTACCGGGCGCTCGATATGCGGATCTCCGGGAAGACCTACCGGGAGATCGCTGCAGAACTCGGGATCAACCACTCCACCCTGCACCGAGATATCGAGCAGGTCCTGCACGAACGCGAAGCCGGCAACATCGCCAAATACCGGGCGTTGGAAGAGGAACGGCTCGACATTGCGGTCCGGGCTGCTTGTGAGATCATCGAAGCCCACCCCGGGACCGAACTGGCGTTGAAAGCCGTCGACCGGCTGATCCGCGCTTCCGGCCGCCGCGCCGGGCTGCTCGGGCTGGACGCCCCCACCCGGGTCGATGTGGACGTCACCCAGGTCACCCAGGCCGACCTCGAGCTGCAGGAGCTGATCCGCGAAGCCCGCGCCCGCAACACCGTAGTCAAGGAACGGATCGCCGGTGACGAACCAACCCCGGTGGCCTAAGGGCACCCCCGGTGGGGGGCACGCCCCAGGACCAGGCCCTGGCCGTTTCCGTCCCGACTGGGTTGACCGGGTGTCGGCCCGGTTGCCTGACCCGCCCGACGAGGATTACCGGGGAGGGCACCAACCGCCGCGACCAGGCGCTGACCCGAATAGCTTCGTGCCCCGGCTGGATGACCTTGAACCGGACATGCCGGGGGTGTACGAACACCCGGAGTGGTACCTGTCCCGCGAGACCGCCGGATTTCGGGAAGCTGTCCGGGCGATGCGGGCGATCCGGGGCAAACCCGACGCCACGGTCACCATCTACCGAGGCGCCCCGCCCGGGACTGACCGGATCAACCCCGGCGACTGGGTCACCACCAGCCGGGCCTACGCCGCCCAACATGGCGTGCACGCGACCGACCCTGGGCAGGACTGGCCGGTGGTGTCAATGCAGGTCCCGGTCCGGGACGTCTTCTGGGGCGGTAACGACTTCATCGAGTTCGGGTACTGGCCTCGATGACGCAGACACTGCCGCCGGTTGACGAGACCCTCGAGGCGCTACAGGCCGATCTGCAGGCCGACCCCGACTGGCTCCCCGAACCGTGGCTGGCCGACCCGTACGACCCCCGGGTCGACAGCGAGAACTTCGACCTGTACGGATATCTGGCGCAGTTCGACGAACGGCTGATGGCCGACTCGCGCGGCCGACGCGAACTGACCATGTACGATCCGATCCTGTTCGCGATCGTCTACTTCCCACACCACATCAAAACCGACGGTGTCATCAGCTTCGCCGACCCGCATTTCGAGTGGGCCCGCACCGCCCGCGCCTGGATCCGCAAACCCGGGTTGAAAGAAGACCGCCACGCATATGTCGCCCCCCGCGACACCGGCAAGAGCACCTGGTGGTTCCTGATCCTGCCGATGTGGGCCGCCGCCCACGGCCACATCAAGTTCGCCGCCGCGTTCGCTCACTCCGGCACCCAATCCGAGACCCACCTGCATGCGTTCCGGTCGGAACTCGCCGAGAACTATCGGCTCCGGACCGACTACCCGAAGCTGTGCACCCCGGCGCGGAAGCCGAACGGCAAAACCACCGCCGACAACATCCAGATGCTCCGGACGGCCGGCGGGTTCGCGTTCGCCGCCCGAGGCGTGGACGCCGCCAACCTCGGGTTGAAGGAGAAAGACACCCGCCCCGACCTGATCCTCCTGGACGACGTCGAACCAGATGAAGCGTCCTATTCGCAGTACCAGATGGAGAAACGACGCGGGACCATCATCGAGGCGATCCTGCCGATGAACCTCCGCGCCCACGTTGTGCTGGTCGGGACCGTCACCATGCCTGGGTCGATCGTGCACCAACTGGTCGCGAAAGCCCGAGGCGACGACGAGGTGGAGAAGTGGATCGATGAGGAGAACTTCCAACCACACCACGCGCTGCCGATCATGACCCGTGACGACGGGACCGAACGGTCGATCTGGCCCTGGAAGTGGCCGCTGTCGTTCCTGCGCAAGATCCGCCACACCCGCTCGTACCTGAAGAACTTCGCCAACGACCCGATGGGCACCGAGGGCGGGTATTGGAACCTGGAGGACTTCACCCGGGGCGAGCTAGGGAACATGACCCACCAGTTCATCGCAGTCGACCCGACCATCACCACCAAAACCCAATCGGACCCGGCCGGGATCGCGGTTATCTCCTACGCCCCCGGCTATGTGATCCCGCCGGCAGACCGGGGCAAACTGCCGGTGAAGATCCCCAGCCGGTGCAAGGTCGAGTTCGCTGCCGAGGTGAAGCTGGTCGGGGAGGCGCTACGGAAGTACATCCTGCGGCTGTTGGTCAAACACCCGAGGGTGCGGGCGATCGTGGTCGAGGGCAACCAGGGCGGGGAGAACTGGCATGCGATCCTGCACCACATGCCGGTCAAGGTCCGGGTGGTGTGGTCCACCCAGAAGAAGGAGGTCCGGGCGGCGGACCTGCTCGAGCTTTACCAACACAACCCGCCCCGGGTCCTGCACGCCCCCGGTCTGGTTGCGCTCGAACAGCAGATGGCGTCGTTCCCGAAAGGCAAAGACGACATGGTGGATGCGGTCGGGTCGGTGTGCCTGCGGGTCCTGGCGCCGCCGAAGATGAAAAACGGGACCGTCTTCCCCTCCTGATACCCTGGGCCCGAGGAGGGAGGTGATTCGATGGAGCACAAACCGATGAGTGCAGTCGCGCCGGGCGATGCGGTGCGGGTTGTCGACGAAGCCTACGCTGAACATGCGGGCCTGGTCACGACCGTACATGGTGAGTTCGGCGGCGAGTACGTCCCGTGCATCAACGTCGTGTTCGTGTCGAAGGACGCGGCGAAGCGGGATCCGTACGGCCAGCAGGTCGAGCGGTTGTCGTCGTTGCAGCACTACTCGCAGGGCCCCAACGGCATGCCCAGACCGGGCCGCTATTGGGAGAACATGTAAGACACACGAATGGGGCCGTCAGTACCCGCCGACGAGGTGAGGAACGCGGACCGGGTGCTATTCTGGTCATACCTGCACCGTGACCAGGAGGCCGCCTGTGACTTCCCCCGCGCACGTCGCCCAGGCGGTCTACCAACTGCCCGCATCCGCGTTCGGCACCCCCAGCCTGGTCAACCCCGCTCCACAGATCCTGGTCGAACCCGACTCGGATGAGCCGCTGCGTCCCGGGGCGAGCCCGCTGTTGATGCGCAGCCTGCGCGAACTGGACGACGCCCGCCCCACCTATGCACTCGCCGACGAAATGTACGACGGCGAGGTCGAAGAGATCTTCCTGTCCCCCCAGATCGCACAGCTGCTCGCCAAATCCGGAGTGTCCGACGTCGAAGACCTGAACTACTGCAAGGTCGTGGTCGACACAATCGCCGAGAAGCTGCAAGTCCGGGCGATCACCGCCTCAGCCGGCGACGAGGCGAAAGACGACGAAGACGACGCGCTGGATGCGGATGCGAAAGACGACGTCGTAACCGCCCAGGAGAAGGCCCGCAAGAAGATCGCCGACGCCGCCCAGGAGAAGATCGACGCCATCCGGAAACGAAACCAGATGGACGCGGAGGAACCGGAGCTTTTCCTCAAGACCGCCAAGTACGGCGAAGCGTACCTGTTCGTCTGGCCGGTGGTCGCCGCTCCGGAAGACGACCCGGAGGTGTACGAGGGGGCGGTCCCGCTCGACCCGGACGCCCCAGCCCGGGTGGTGGGGGTTGATATGTTCGTCAACAGCCCATACACCGCCAGGGCGTTCTACGACACCGAGAACCCGCTGCGGATGACCCACGTCATCAAATCGTGGGACTGGTACGACGACGACGGCGAAGAGCGGCGCCGGGCTACGCTGTACTTCAAAGACCGGATCGAACGGTGGGTGGTCCGCCCAGGCGGCGCCCCCGACCGGCCCGAAGATTGGCAGCACTTCCACGACCCGGACGAGGGCGAAGAACCGGAGTGGCCGCTCGAGAACCCCTACGGGCGGATCCCGTTCTTCCACCTCCGCAACGCCCGCACCTACGGGAAACCGGAACACCGCTCGGCGTACGGGCCGCAGCGGCTGATCAACAAACTGGTGGTGTCGCACGGGGCGACGATCGACTTCCAATCGTTCCCGCAGCGGTACTACCTGGTGGACCCGCGCGCCGACGACTCGATGTTGAACCTGGTCGACCCGGACAACCCGGAGGATGACGACGACGACCCGGAGGGCAGCAACCACAGCCAACTGCGGGCCGACCCGAGCGCGGTGTGGAAGCTGCGCGCCAGCCAGGTGGGGCAGTTCCAGGCCGCCGACCCGCAGGTGTTCCTCGCTCCGCTGGACCGGTACATCAAGTCGATCGCCGAACTGTGCGGGATACCGCTGGACCGGTTCGTCGGGTATTCCACCCCACCGTCGGGTGAGGCACGGAAGGTCGGCAACGAGTCGCTGTACGAGAAGGCCGGCGCCCGGCACGACGCGTACGGGGCGACAATGCAGGACGCCTACGAGTTCGCGTTGGAGCTTCTCGGCACCACCGATGTGACGGTGACGGTGAAGTGGAAGCCGCTGCAGGTCGCGGTCGGGTCGGAGGACTGGACGATTATCGGGCTGAAGATCGACCATGGTGTCCCGGTCCGGCAGGCGTTGATGGAGGCTGGATACCCGGAGGACGAGGTCGATGTTTGGCTGACCGACCAGACCGGGGCGGATCTCGTGCGCCGGGTGGCGTTGTTGAACTCGATCGGGACGGCGATCCAGGCGATGTCGGCTGGTGTCGCGACCGGTATGGTCAGCCCGGAGCAGGCCGGGAATATCATCGCCCGGATCATCGGGGCGGTCGGGGAGGACCTGCCGGCTTTGCCGGAGCCGGTGGACCTGCACCCGATCCAGGCGGAGCAGCAGATGGATCTGCAGCAGAAGCAACGTTCGCAGCAGGTGGCCGAGCATATCGCGTCGGCGCCGCCTAAGCCGGAGTTCGATCCGGAGGGTAGACCGGTGGATCAGGGTCCGCCGCGTAAGCTGCCGCCGATGCCTGCGCCGCCGCCGCCGGTTAAGGCCGGGTCATGACCTGGGGGCCCGAGGACGAACGGAAACACCCTCGGAATCCGGCCGACGGACGGTGGGTCGAGAAAGTCGCTACCCAGATGATGCTCGGCGGTGTGGCCTCGAACTACTTCCCGCAGGAGGGGATCGGCGTCCCGGCCGGCGGGTTGATCACCACCAGCCAGGGCAGCGGGACGTTCCACCACATGGAGTTCTGGGACCCCGGCACCCAGATGTGGATCCAGGGCAGGAACGCCAACGTGTACCTGGTCCCGCCCGATATGCAGGAGAAACGGATCTGGTTCCGCCAACCGATCGGCGCCCCGCAGATCGAGATCCAACCCGGGATGCACGACCGGGTGACGATCCGCCCGGCGGCCGAGGCGGAGGACGTCCACTACGTGACATTGGGCGAGGACCGGCCCGACCCGGCGATGGACTACCTGGACACCTACTCGGGCCGGTGGATCCCCGGCGCCGACATCAAGGTCCTGGGAGGACAGGGTTCTTTCGGGGCTGCCGCCCGTTGGGAGTACGAGCCGACCGGGATGGAGATCCAGTCCAGCCGAATCACCGGTTTCCAGAAACACGAACTGCTGGCCCGGCCCCGGCACATCCCGACCCGGCTCGACTACATGGTGGGCGACCCGGACAACCCCGGCGCTCACCTGCTGCCGGCGGTCGACCTACTCTCGAGCCCGAGCTACACCAACGGCGGGTACGAGATCCTCGGGCCGGACGGGAAGTGGCACATCATCGAGGAGGTGTACCAGGACGACCCGGACGAGGAGGAGATGGAGCTTATCGCCGACGGGCTGCATCTGCCGCACCTGGACACGTCGGAAGAGGTCTCGGTACGGCGAGCCCCCTACTGAATGGAGGAAAGATGGCAACCTACGGCACACCGAGGACCCCGGCCGGGCGTAACGGCAAGGGCCGCTCGGCGCAGACCAAGGCCGCGAAGGGCAGGGGCGTCAAGTCGCTGCCACCCCGGCGCACGGGCGGATCGAAGATGACCCGCGACGGCAGCCACCCGATGGCCCACGGCGGCAACTACTGACGTGACACGCCGGGTGCAACCTGGTAGAATGGAGGTATGGCGATGCGAGTCACCGTGAAACCGCTCGGACGGGTCGGGAAGTACACCGCCCGGGGCCACCGCGCCCACACCGCGATCGGGTACCTGAACAGCGGGAACCCGCTCGCGAACGGCGGGAACCTCGGCACCGGACGCGGCGCACCGCGCGGACGCTCCGGCGGCGGGCGCCGTCGGCGTAGCAGCTACTGACAGGAGACGGCGA